TATTACCAGCAAGAAAGTGCAACCATCTCTGAGTGGTCTAACCCTATTAACTTCTCACTGGACGCACTGAGTGCTGACGATATCGAAGTTTGTGCGATAGCCTCAACCGGCCCATCTGGCTTCCAAAGGACTGCTCTTGTAAAAGGAGTTGACTACACCTTGGACTTCGCTGCAAAGACAATTACTTGCACGGACACACACTGGACTGACCTCGACGTAATCCAAAATGCAACAGGGAGCGGGGGCACTTCATATCCACCTGACCAGATCCGTATCTTTCGAACCACTGGAGTGGGGTCGCTTGTGACTTACACGGACGGTGCTGTGTTAAACTCAGAGGATCTGAATCTTTCCTATAAGCAGTCCTTGTTTGTCGCTCAAGAAATGAACGAAGACGCTGCGTTTACTAGAGGAGGAATCCAGAGTGTTACTGAAGGGACTTTAGGTGATTTATCAGTGTCATCTGCAAAGATCCAAAACGACGCAGTGACTGCCTCAAAGATTGCCGATGACGCAGTAGCAACAGCAAATATACAAGAGGATGCTGTCACTGATCATTCACTAGCAACCGGATCTGTTTTAGAGGATCAAATCGCAACCGATGCGGTTACCGCTAACAAACTTGCCACCGATGCAGTCACCACCGTGAAGATCGTGGATGATGCGGTAACATACGCTAAAGTTGCCCCTGCGAGTAAAACCGAAATGGAAGGACAAAGTGCAGCCGGGGTGGTGACTCCTGATGTTCTTAAGGATAGTCCGTTCTCTCCAAGAGCTTATGGTGTAGTTAGTTATGATGGTAACGCTCCATCGCTTTCAAGCGGATCTTTTAACGTGGCCTCGGTTTCCGAACCATCAGAAGATAAACGAACAGTCACTTTTACAACCCCGTTAAATGACGCAAGTTATGTGGTATTAGCAACAATGCAGACCGCTGACTCAGTAGGTGTTGATGAAATAGTAAGCATAACTTCTAAAGGAACATCATCCTTTACATTGGAGTCAACCCACAATGATGCTGATTATTTAAGTATTAACTTCGTGGTCTTCGGAAGCACCTATTAATAACCCATGAACCCAAATCTTAACACACCTATGATCGGGGTCACCGGATTGATTGCCAACATAACCCTTGAACAAGTGAACACATTAGTCGCTATCGCCGTTGGATTAACAACCTTAACATACATGGTCATTAAGATCTACCACGCCCTAAGAAAACGATGAAAGACGAATCCCGTAGCCTTAAAATGGAGGGTCTCCAAGACCTCCTGATTGATACCTTTATCGACCGCATCAAAAGCGGCGAGGACACCCCTGCTCTCTTAAACGCTGCCCGTCAGTTACTTAAGGACAATAACATCAACGCAGCAGTCACCAAAGGCTCACCGATGGAGAACCTCGTCAACATCCTTCCCTTTGATGACCCAACGGATCAAGTAGTCAACGAATGAGCGACCTTCCGAAACAACTCCAAGACTTCCGAAACTTTCTTTGGATGACTTGGAACCACCTTTCACTTCCTTCTCCTACTCCAATCCAATACGAGATTGCCGAGTGGATGCAACATGGCCCACGCCGAGGGGTGATCCAAGGGTTCCGGGGTGTAGGTAAGTCATGGATTTGTTCAGCCTTCGTCGTTCATCAACTCCTCCTTGATCCCCAGAAGAACATCCTGGTGGTCTCCGCCTCCAAGAACCGCGCCGATGACTTCTCGACGTTCACCCTCCGTATCATTCACGAGATGGAGATCCTTGGACACCTAAAGCCCAACGACAAGCAACGCTTCTCCAAGATCTCCTTTGATGTCGGCCCAGCGCAAGCCTCACACGCTCCCAGCGTCAAGTCCCTCGGTATAACATCCCAGCTTACTGGTAGCCGTGCAGACATCATTGTGGCTGATGACGTAGAAGTCCCCAACAACTCCGCAACCCAATCCATGCGGGACAAGCTCTCGGAACAGGTCAAGGAGTTCGAAGCTATCCTTAAGCCCAACGATGACAGCCGAATCCTTTTCCTTGGGACTCCACAGTGCGAGGACAGCATCTACAACAAAATGCTCGAAAGGGACTACGAGACCCGCATCTGGCCGGCAAAGAAGATCGGTGTGGAGAAGTCCGAAAAGATCTACCAGGGTAACATAGCCGCATCGTGCGTTGATGAGGAAGGCATCGGAGACCCCACCGAACCCACACGATTCTCTGAGATTGACCTAGCCGAACGAGAAGCCTCCTACGGTAAGTCAGGGTTCGCCATGCAGTTCATGCTTGACCCCAAGCTGTCCGACTTGGATCGTTATCCATTGAAGATCAATGACTTAATCGTCATGGACATCGATGACACCACGGCTCCCGAGAAGCTGGTCTGGTCACAAACACCTGAGAACGCATGGGACAGCACCGTGCCTAACGTAGGGTTCACCGGGGATCGCTTCTTTCGCCCCATGAAGGTCATCGGTGATAACATCCCATTCACTGGTAGTGTGTTAGCCATTGACCCATCAGGACGAGGCAAGGACGAAACCTCATGGTCGGTCGTAAAGATGCTCAACGGGTATCTCTACGTGACAGACGCTGGCGGCATGCAAGGAGGATACGACGATACCGTCTTAAAGGTTCTCACGATGAAGGCCAAAATGAACAAGGTGAATGTGATTGTTGTCGAAAGCAACTTCGGTGACGGCATGTTCGTAGAGATCCTAAAGCCCTATCTATCAAAGATTTATCCGGTAACCGTCGAAGAGGTTCGTCATAACATCCAGAAGGAGAAACGCATCGTGGACACCCTGGAACCCGTGATGAACCAACACAAGCTGGTCATCGACCCCAAGGTCATCCGTAACGACTACGACACCGCTCAAAAGTATCCCATCGAGACCCAACTAAAATACCAGTTGATGTTCCAGATGTCCCGCTTGACACGCGAAAAGGGAGCCTTAACACACGATGACAGGCTTGACGCACTGTCCATGGGAGTGGCATACTGGGTCGAACAGATGGCACAAGATGCCGACATCAAGATCTCTGAACGAAAAGAGGAGGACATCCAAAGACAACTACAGAAGTTCACGGATTCCTACTACAAGATTAACGCTAACAAAGCCCCCTCAACCACATGGATATAAAAGACGAACTCAACGAGGCAATACGGCTTCTTGAAAGAATACGCACTAGGATCGATTCTGAGAGCCTTTTGGGTGATTCTGGAGGTCACACTCAAGAAATCCCTAAAGACGCACAGGAACGCAACCTCGTGCTTGCAGTGGGGCATTCTAGGGAGCTTGATTCGGGTGCTGTGGCTTACGACGGCGAAACCTACGAATGGCACTACAACACCCAGCTTGCCCAAAAGATCTCCGAATACCTTCCAAGCCACATCAATACAACGATCATCAACTACTACGAAGGGGATTCCTACACCGAGTCCATGCGGTGGCTCAAAAGAACCGTAGACCCTCTCAATGCTGACCTCGTGTGCGAACTCCACTTCAATAGCTTCAGCAGTCCCAAAGTGAAAGGACACGAGATGCTTTACTGGCGAACCTCTTCCAAAGGCTTAATAGCCGCATCCAACATCAACGATGCCATGAACGAAGACTTCCCCGGTAACAAAGACCGAGGCTTAAAGGACGTATACCACGGCATGCGCGGTGCTGGCTTCCTTTCCGGCCCCAAGGCTCCTTGCGTGATCATTGAGCCTTTCTTTGGGTCAAACCCCGATGAATGGAACGCTTTCGGGGAGACCGAATCCACCTTCAATGCCCTTGCAAAAACCTTAGCGCGGGGGATCTCTATAACACTCTCTTACTCAGTCTCTTATAAATAACACCCATAATAGGGAGGAGGGAAAAAGGATCCCTATCTTAAAGATTATCTCTGAGATGGAGAAGGAGAAGGGATAAAAATAACAATCCTCTCTTAAAGATATCTCTGAGATTTGTTTATTATTTTTTATCCTTATTATTATCTACTCTTAGAGAAAGCTCTAAGATATCTTAAAGAAGGGAATAGAGAGAGACACTACGTAGTGTTCAATGCAACATAACTTCAACATCCCTGAGTCATCCCTTGATCGCCTTAAGCTAGCCTTAAGTATCCTTAGCGAACACTTCGATGACGTTCTTGTAGCGGTAACACACAGGGAGTCCCGTAACATCCAAGTGAAGTCCCCAACGCCTTATGCTGCCCTCGGGATGCTTCCGACAATCCAGGGGAAACTACGGGAGACTGTAGGACGCAACGAGCTGGCTCAGAGTGTTCTTGAAGGTGATGATGATTATGGATTGTTATTTGATGAAGAAGACAACAGTGATGAGGAGAAGGAATAGTTTTGTTACAAAAATCTGAAGGGGTATA